GTCGTGCCCTTCGCCAGCGTATCGCGGTCGATCTTGCCGGTGAACGCCTCGGCACTCTTGAGCCGGTGCTGGAACCCGGCCAGGTCGCCGCCGGCCTGGTCGGCGATCTCGGAGAGCATCCTCGAGACCTCGGGCTCGACCGTCCGAGCTCGGTGCAGGAACGCATCCGCGGCGCGTTTCGTCGGGTCCGACTGCCGATTGCGGAGCTCCTTGAGCGTCGTCGTTCGAGGCGCGCTCCCCCATCGGCTCGAGGCCGTCGGCGTCCCGAATCCCTCCATCGGAATCTTCCCCGAGCGGAAGAGCTCGTATCGGGTCGGCCCCAGGATCCCGCGCTGCTCGGCCGCGGAGAGGCGCGAGAAGACGTCCTGGCCGGTCTCGCGTAGCGGATCGGTCCCAGGGAGGAGGAGCTCGTCCCCGAGCATCAGGTCCTTCCGGACCGGGACCATCCGGCATCGGCAGTTCGGATGACCTGTCAACCGTTCTTCCACATTGTGGACAGTTCCGTGCATTGACCAGCACGCCGAGCACGGCTTGCCGAACGCGGAGTGGACGCCGGCCCTCCATATCCATCCGCCGATGAACTTCGAGTTCGCCTCGTAACTCTGGCGGTGGGCCTCCCGATAGGCGCGCTGCGTCTCGGTGCGGACGATCGTCTTCGCGCGCCTGGCGGTGAGGTTGTGGACGGAGCCCCGGAGGTCGGCGGCGACTCGGTTCATCCCGCGGCCGCGCGCCATCCCGGAGGCGATCGTGTCTCGCATCAGGTTGTCGACCGCGGCGCCGGCCTGGGTGCGGAACGTCGAGAAGAGCTCGGCCAGGGGACCGCCGTCGGAGGCGAACCCGACCAGGTTCCGGATCGCTTCGTCGGGGACGTTCGCCCATCCCTCCGCGATGTTCCCCAGGTCGCGCGCCTCGGAGAGCGCCGCAGAGACGGCCGAGCTCTTCGTCGCCGGGAGCGTCGAGTCGAGCTGGCGCGCCAGGTCGCCGATCAGGCTGTCGGCTTGCTTCTGGAGCTCCAGGTAGCGGGCGTGCTGGAAGACGTCCGCCGGCGCCGGCTGCATCGTCGTTCCTGGGACGACCTCGGACGGGTAGGTGGCGCCGCTCGTGCCGGGGTTGATGACCTCGCGCAGAGGCGCCTCGGCGATCGCCTCCTCGAGCCGACGAACCTCGGCCTCGACGTCGGCCCAGGCGCGGGCGTAGACGGCGTCGAGCTGGCGGAATGCGACGGCCTCGCCGGCGGCGACCTCGGCCCGGTAGGCGTCGAGGGTCTCCTCGAGCGTCTTCGGTTCCGGCATCGGGTTAGTAGGCCGCGACCTCGGCCCACGAGAAGTCGATGTAAACGACCGACGCCGCGGCCGCGCCGAGCAGGACGCGGTTCTCGACGATCAGCCCCTCGTTCTGGGCGAAGACGAACGGATGCGTCCCGTTGACGTCGTCGAAACAATCGAGGACCGACGGCTCGATCGCGCCGGCGGTGGGTTGCGCCGCCAGGAGCCACTTCGGGAGCTGGCCGACTGAGGCGCCGTCCTTCGTCAGTGTGCCGCCGGTCATCCCGGCCGCGGCGCCGGCGGCCGTCACGCCTCGGAGGAGCGCGCCGCCTGGCGCGGCCGTCATCGCCTGGCGCTTGATCGAGCCCGTCAGGGTGACGGTGTTCGTCGTGTCGACAGCCGAAAAGTTCGTGACCTTGAAGACGTCCAGGGAATCCTCGATCGCCGCCGTATGGACGCCCGTCTGGAGCCATTTGAGAATGAGCCGCGTCGGGATCAGGAGGTTCGTCGCGTGCGTATTGCGGACCTCGAAGAGACGGGCGTTCGCGGCCTGGGTGTTCGCGATCACGCATCGGTGATTCACGCGATAGTGGCCGATCGACGTCGGGATCGGCCGGATCGTGACGTGCTGCGAATCGAGCGCCCCACCGACGCCGGCGGCGATCTCGCCGATCCGGCCGATGTTCGTCGCGGCGATCGGGTCGTTGATGACGGCCATTTCTCTCCTAGCCGCTCACGGCGTAAGCGAAAGCGTAATCGCCGATGACGAGGTCATCGCTCTTCCAGTGGACTCGGATCGTCGTCGCGTCGACGACGTAGCCGGCGAGCTCGATCGAGTCGAACTCCATCTCGTCGCGCGCGTTGCCTCGGCTCGGGACCGGCGCGGCCGTCTGCATCATCAGGACGGGCTTGTCGGCAGTCAGCCCCGAAAGGCCGGTGATATCGAACTTGCCGGCTCGGCCTCGCCCGATGTTCTGGACGATCGGGACCATCGTCAGCCCGCCGCCTCCGCCGGCGTGGGAGTGGAGCGTCGTCGCGCCGCCATCGGTCAGGTCGACGTAGTTCGCATCGGACTCGCGGAGGTAGCCCGTATGCGGGTCGGAGGCGGCCTCGTGGGCGGTGATCTTCGCGGCTGCCTCGGCGCTCGTCTCATAGGTGGGATGCGGGTCCCCGGCCGCCTCGTGAGCGACGACCGGGTTCGCCGGCATCGCGTGACGGTGCGCGGCGTCGGCGACCTCACCGGATGCGCCGGCCGCCGCAACATCGCCGAACGCCTCGGCGACGATATCGCCGACCTCGCCGAAATCGGTCGTGTGACCGTGTCCGGTGGCGGCGTAGGCGGCGTTCCCTTCGGCCGCCGTTAGGTAGGTCGGGTGCGGATCGCCGGCGGCCTCGTGAGCCGTGACGGGGTTCGCCTCGCGTGAGTGCCGATGATCGGTCCTCGAGGCCGTCGCCGCCGATCCGGCCGCTGCGGTGTCGCCGAACGCCGAGGCGCCGGCCGCTCCCTGGACGTCTGTCTCCTTGAGGTAGCCGGTGTGCGGATCGGCCAGGCCGGCATGAGTGGCGACCGCTCCGCTCGCTTCGTATGCGGCGTCGCCCTCCGCCGGCGTGAGATACCCAGGGTGAGGATCCGCGAGGCCGGCGTGCGTCGCCACGGCGCCCGACGCCTCGTACGGGTGCGAGTGCGTCGGAGCGTAGGCCGCGTCGCCCTCGGCTGCGGTGAGGTATCCGGGATGCGGGTCGGATGCTCCTTCGTGGGCCGTTACAGGATTCGCCGGCGCCGCGTGCTGATGGTCCGCTCGAGCTGCCTCGTCGAGCGTGCCGGCGCCGGCACCGTCTCCGAAGTCGATCGCCGACAGGTCGCCGACCTCGCCCCAGTCGATCGCCCCTCCGCCGCCATGCGGGCCGGCCGCGTGCGCGTCGAGCTCGGCCTGGGTCGCCAGCTCGGCGAACCCGGTATGCGCGGCCGCGTCGTGAGCCGACTCCAGGAGGTAGCCGGTATGCGGGTCCGCGGCGCCGGCGTGGGCGTCCACTTTCGCCTGGGCCTCGGCACTCGTCTCGTATGTCGGGTGCGGGTTGCCGGCGCCTTCGTGCGTTGAGACCGCGCTCGCCGCCGTACCGGCCGCGTCGTACGGGTGAGCGTGGGTCGGCGCGTAGGCGGCGTCCGCCTCCGCCGGCGTCAGGTAGCCCGGATGCGGGTCGCCGGCCGCGGCGTGAGCGTTGAGCTCCGCCTGGGTTGCGAGGCCGAGAGTGTCGTGCGCGGCCAGGTTCGGATGCGCTCCGGGCTCGCCGCCTCCGACGCCTCCGGGAATCGTAATCGTGGCGACCTGCTCGACCGGGTCGACGGTGACGTCTACGCCGTCGCCGACGAAATCGAGGCGGTTCGCGCCAGTGAGGAGGACGCCCTCGTCACTGATCCCGACGGCCGGCCCAGGTCCCGCGCCGCCGAAGAACGACCGGCCTCCGTCGCGCCCAGGAGCTCCAGGCGCGCCGCGCTCGCCGGGGTCGCCCTTGTCGCCCTTCTCGCCCTTCGGCCCTCGAGGACCTCGATCTCCGTCGCGCCCGTCTACGCCGTCGCGCCCGTCAGCTCCCGGCTTGCCCGTTGCACCGTTGTCGCCCTTCGGCCCTCGTTCGCCTCGTGGCCCGACGACGCCGTTCGCTCCGGGGTTGCCCGCCGGCCCGCGCATCCCAGGCGCGCCGCGCGGTCCCTCCGGTCCTCGGAGACCGATCGGGCCAGTGTCGCCGGGATCGCCCTTCTCGGGAGGGAGGAGCTCGCGAGCAATGATCGCGTCCTTGAGCGTCACGACTCGACGATCTCCATTGAGCCGTCGGTCGCGTTGCGGCGGATCCGCGTCACGCGTTCGGTTCCGACCTTCGGCCGCTCGGCGAGGCGTGCGAGCGCGGCGGTCGGTTCCTCCGCTCCCTCGCCTAGGCCGGCGTCGAACTGGGATTCCTTCGCGATCTTCTCCTCGGCCTCCTCCTCGTCCATCGCGTCGATCTGCGCGTCGGAGTAGCCGAGCTCGCGGAGGATTTGCTTTCGGCTGGCGCCCAGGTCGCGCTTGATCTGGACCGCCTCGGCGTGCTCCTTCTCGCCGCGTGAGACGGTCTCGCGCCAGACGGTCGAGAGGTTCCAGTCGGAGCCGGATCGGATGCGCCCGCCGATCGCGAACGCGTCCTCCCAGGACGAACCGAACGAATCGCGCGTATCGGAGACGACGGCCTCGAGCGGCGCCTCGGCCGCGCGGAGCGCCTCGCCCGACGGGAACGTGCCTGAGAGCAGGAGGTAGTGGAGCGGCGTTCCGCTGATCCGGGCGGTCTCGGCGCGGAACGAGTCGGAGACGGTAATGAACTGGGCGAGGTTCGCGGCCTCGAACTGGCCGAGCTTCGCGTTCGGGTCCGGGATGTTCCAGATTCGATCGGCGCCAGGGACGAAGGGCGGGATGACCTTCCCGGTCATCGGGTCCGTCTGGGTCTGGAGGCCGACGATCCAGCGTTGCGGGATCGAGTGGAACTCCATCGCCACGAGCATATCGGCGACGCTCTTGTTGAGCGCGTCCTGGATCGGGATGACGTCGGTGAGGCGCGATCGACCAGGTTCGCCGGTGACGGCGTCGTAGGTGAACGGAACGACGGGGACGACGTCGAGCGCGTGAGGGATGACCTCGCCGCCATCCTCCTCGTCGGGGTTGTACGGCTCGAACGTGTCAGCCTTGCGCGGGAGGCCGCCGGAGAGCGTCGAGACGGTTCGGAACTTCTCGATCCGGTCGTCGTAGTACAGGTTCACGCGGGCGTGCTTGCTCTTCTCAATCCAGACCTTCGCGGCGAGGTCGATCGTCCCAGGCCGCTCGTCGTCGTAGCGGACGCATACGCGGTCGGCCCGGTTGAGGTAGAACGCCGGCTCGTTTTCGTCGTCGGGATCCGGCCAGACGATGATGTAGCTCGCGCCTCCTCGGAGCGCCTCCAGGTGAACCTCCTTCTGGCGGCGATCCATGCGCTGATCGTCCCAGAGGTCCCAGGCGAGATCGGCCGGCCCGTCGTCGCCGCCGACCCGATCGGTCCTCGGACGTGATTGTCGGACGACCTGGCGCGGCCCGCCCTCGGCCTGTTCCTCGTCGAGCGCCGAGAACCCGACGACCGCTAGGCGGTTCTTCACGGCCGCGATCACGGCCGGACAGAGGTTGTCGGAGAACGCCGAGAAGAGCGCGCCGAACTCGTTGCGCCAGTTCGTCGTCGCGAACGCGAGCCGGTGATGCCCGTCGTAGTAGTCCCGCGCGAGCTTGTAGTCCTTCGCTCGGGAGAGGATCGTCGCGAGCGCCCACTCCAGGTCGACCTTCTGCTCGGGCGTGACTGGCATTACTTCTCCTCGGTGGGCTTATCGCCCATCAGGTCGACGAGGAATCGGGCTCGGATCGCGTGCAGCTCGCGTGCGAAGAGTGACCGCTCACCGAGCCCCTCGGTCATGCGCCGTTCGAGAGCTTCGAGCTCGACAGCCAGGAGGCGTATTCGCTCGAGCGAACGGACGTCGATCGAGGCGCCGAACCGCATCGGGTCATCGGCCGGCGCGGATTCGGGCGTTCATCGTGGCCGAGCCCTGGCACATTTTCGCGGCGGCGTGCCCGATCTTCATAGCATCGGCCTCGGTGGACGGTCCCCCGATCTTCGAGCTGAGGGCGTTGTTCGCGGCCTCCCGGAACGCCTCGAGGCACTTCGGCGAGTAGCCGGCGGCCTTCACGGAATCGGGGAGAGAGTCGGTCGTGGGCCAGGCCATCGCGGTCCTCGTCGGCGGCTTCGGTGAGTGGCGCGAGCCTAGCACGATCGCGCCAGCCCGCATACGCGGATCAGCGGCGGGAGCGGATCCGGGCGTTCATTTCGGAGGCCGCTCCCATGCCCTCGGCCTCGGCATGACGCCGAAGATGACTAGCGCCGCATGAGGTCGTGTCCGTCTGGCCCAGGCGGGAAAGCGCGTTGCGAAGATGGGGAGCGTCGATCGCGCCGTCGGCGCCGTGGTGCGGGTAGTGGCGAAGTGAGCGCGGAACCGTCTTCCCATCGCCGTCCTTGTCGCCGCCGGCGTCGATACAGGCGAACGCCGAATCAGGGAGATCGTTGATATACGCCGCCGTCCACTCGGCCATGACGTCGAGCCTACCATGACTGGAGGACCGCGCCGGCCGCTCGAGACAGGTACTCCCATCCGCCGACGACGACGTCGAGCATATCGTCGTGAGCTCCTTGCGGGAACGCCTCGGCCTCCTCGAGGAAGGCCGCATTCCAGAGGCCGGCCAGGAGGACGACGTTCCCGCCCTCGGCCGCCGAGGCGAACGGTGCGGCGCGCGCCTCTTTCGATCGCGACTGCGGAACGCCGGTGACGTGATAGCCGTTGAGGAGCCGCTGGTAGTAGGAGATCAGGCTCTTCCCGCTGGCGCCTGGTTCCTGCTCGATCACGATGGGGATGTTCGGCCCGTCGAGCTTCGCAACCGACTGGATCAGGTCCTCGACCTCCTTCGGCCGCGATCGCATCCGGATCACGTCGAGGACCCAGTATTTCGGCTCGACCGAGCGCGACGCGACGAGCGCGCCGGCCGTCCAGTCGGGATCGTTGCTCTGCGTCTTCGGTGTGGCCGCCAGGTCCCACCGACGGACGAACGCCGTTAGCCGGCCCTGGTCCTCTCCAGGCCGCCGATCCCGGATCGAGAACCACGGCCGCTGGAACATCGTCCCGCCCTCTCGGACGTCCCAGTCGCCGCGGAGGAGCCGCTCGCGGGTGACGGGATCGAGCTCCGAGAGGGAGGCGACGTACTCGTCTCGATCGAGGTACGGGTTGTCGGCGATCTTCGCCGGCAGAAAGGCGCGGAGCTCGCCCGTCTCGTCGGAGCGCGGATAGTCGAGCACGCCGGTATCGGGGTCGCGCATCGGGATAAACCGCGATCGGACCCAGTCGTGGCCGATGCCGCCAGGGTTCGATCCGGAGCGGAGGCGGATCGGGACCGGGAATCCCTCCAGGCGCCGGAGGCGGGCGAAGAGGTAGCGGTACTGATGCTCGAGGAACGTCGTCAGCTCGTCGAATCCGACGAACTGGAACTCGCTCGATCGGTAGGCTTGCTCGTCGCCGGCGTACTGGATATGCCCGAACGAGAGCGTCGCGCCCGACGGGAAGAGCCACAGGTGCCGCGTCCCATCCCAGGCTGCATCGCTCCCGTCGAGCCATTCATGCGATCGGGCCATGAGGCCGCCAGGCATCGCGAGCTCGGGGAACGAGCGTCGGAACAGGATCCCGGCGTAGCCTGGGACGTCGACGTACTGGAGGCCGGCCATCAGGAGCGCGTCGCTCTTGCCTCCGCCGGCCGCTCCGCCGTAGAGAGCCTCGCGGTGCGGGAGCAGGAGGAACGCGGCCTGGGACGACGTCGGCTCGTGGGGGACGTACTTCGTCAGGCGGATGCGGAGCCGCTCGACGAGCGGGAGTTCTGCGGTCATCGGTTCGAGTCTATACGCGGCGCCAGGTGCGCTCGGCTCGGCACGTCGGGCACCATCCGAACCGATGGACTGAGTCGAACGGGAGGGAGCGTAGACGGCGCCTGGTCGCCTCGCCGCAGACGAGGCACGCCCACGTCACAGGTTCGCGCGTCCCCATGCCGTCGTTCGGAGCAGGACGAGGAGCGCGTTCGTCTGGAGTGTTCGCCCAGGCCGGCCGGACCAGTACGTCTGGAGCCATTCCGGATAGTGCAGGTGTGGGCCGTACGCCGCTGGAGGACAACGCCGGCCCGGATGATCGTACGCCGGCGTCGGGCCGTCTGGGATCACGGAGCGAGCGCGGTGTCGGGGAGTGCCGAGCCGGGTGCCCTCGGACCGGACTCTCGGGGGGAGAGGGTTCCGGCTCGAACCGGCTCGACGAATACAGGGTACAGCCCTTGTGCCGGATCGAGCCCGAGCTCGGCCACGGCCGCCGGGTCCAGGTCGACGATGCGCTCGCCGGTCGTCGTGGTGTAGCAGTCGCAGAACATCGTCGGGACGACCTCGATCGAGCGCCCCGTATCGAGGCTCGTGATCCGGATTGCCTGGCATTCGTTCCACGGCCAGACGCAATCGTTCCGGGCGACGCCTGGGCCTTGCCAGTGGGAGGCGATGCCGGCGCCGTAGACGACGCATCCGGCGATCCCGGTCGGAGTGTTCACGGTGACGGGCTCGGGTTCGCACTCAGCGCCGACGGGTGTCGGAGCGGCGAGCCAGAGTGCGAGGAAGAGCAGGAGCGCGATCACGAGGCCGAGGTTCGAGCGTTCGTCCTCGCTCACAGGTCTAGGTGCTCGCCCACGGCGGCGAGACCGATCAGGACGATATCGTCGGGCGTCATCGGCCGGCCGATCTCCTTCGGCCGTGGGCCTCGGGGATGGACGCACTCGCCGGCGCGGTGGATCGAGTAGCCGGCCGCCTTGAGTTTCGCGGCCAGGACGCGCGCGAAGTGATCGAGCTCACGGCTGGAGAGCTCGAGCCAGTCGGAGCCGGTGTCCTGGTAGGCGACCTCCCCGACCGCGTCGTGGACGACCTGGCGGAATGTCGGCTTGTCAGTTGCCATCGGCCTTCTCCTTCTGTCGCCGGCGCCAGTCCCGGCTACGCGCTCGGCGTTGCGGTCGCAACCGTTCGCTCTCTCGTCGCATCGTAGCGGCGACGTGGGCCTCGGATGGGAGGAACGCCTGTTGTCCGATGATCGTGAGCGACGCGCACCATTCCTCGAACTGCTCGTCTGTCACGCGATCGCCCTCCGTTCGGGTAGTCGTCGGAGATCGTGGAGCTCGGCCTGGGGGACGAAGAACGCGGCTCGGTAGCCGCCGTACTCCTGGCGCCATTCCGGCCTCGTCTCCGCCGGCGTCATCCATCCTCGCAGGATCAGGCCGCGCCAGTCGTACTCCGTCGTGACGAGCAGGTACGGGACGTCGGGATGATGGGCTACGTCGTGATCCTGGACGAGCGGGTAGAACAGGCGGGTGCAGCCGGCGCACCGATGCGCGTCGGTCATCGCTCCGAGTGGCCGCCGTTGCGGACGTCGTCCGGCGAGAACTCGCCGCTCCAGGCGGGCTTCGGCTCGAGCGGTTCGGTGGGGATGGGCTCGTTGAGGTCGTGGATATGCTTCGGCTCGCACTTCACGCCCTCGTGAACGTGGGGAATGACCTCGAACGCCCGCCCGCATTCCGAGCAGCGGTCGGGCGCCGGAGCGGGAGAGGGGTCGCTGGAGCGATGGGCTGCGAGGCGGGCCAGAAAGGTCTTGACCTCGGCCAGGGTCACGTCATCAGACCCGGTGCG